TTATAACTGGTCATGGCCATATACAGTTTATAATGAAGATGATGGTATGTATGACGCAATACCAGATTTAAAAAAATTTGTAGAAAGAAACAAACATAGACCAGCAAAAGACTTTTTACAAGACGCAGTAAGATTTAGTTATAAAGTTTATGGTTATTGTCATGCTATACAACAATATAGTGATTATGATTTTGTCATGGGTGTTGACGCAGATAGTGTATTTTACCACCCTATGCCTGAAGATGTGGTAGCTAAAAAACTATATAAAGAAGATTGTATGATGACTTATCTTGGTAGAGGCGGACAATATAGTGAATGTGGTTTTTTAGGTTTTAATATGAAACATCCAGAAATACATAACTTTGCTAGAGAAATGGTGAGAATGTATAATAGTGATGACATATATAAACTAGTAGAGTGCCATGATAGTTTTATTTGGGACCATGTTAGAAAAAAATTTGAATTAGAAAAAGGTGTAAAAAATAATAATATAGGAGACCATAAAAAAGCCCATGTTCAAGCGAGGTCGGTTTTAGGTATGTATTATGACCATACAAAAGGGCCTAGTAGAAAGTCGGCAGGTTTTAGTGGTGAAAACCAAATGGTTTTAAGAGAGGGAAGAAAATGATAAATGTTTTTATTGGATATGATAGTAAAGAAAAGGTAGCATTTAATACTTTAAGTTATAGTATATTAAAAAACTCAACTAAACCTGTTGCTATCACACCAATATATTTAAATAATATTAAAGATGATTTTGTAAGAGAAAGAACTGCTTTGTCTAGTACAGAGTTTTCTTTTAGTAGGTTTATTATACCTCACCTTATGAACTATCAAGGTTGGGCATTATTTATGGATTGTGATATGCTTATGGAGGCCGACATTGCTGAGCTATGGCGATTGCGTGATGATAAGTATGCCGTACAAGTTTGTAAACATGATTACACACCAAAAAGTAAAGTAAAGTTTTTAAATCAGGTACAAACAGTTTATCCTAAAAAAAACTGGTCAAGTTTTATGCTGATGAATTGTAAGAAATGTAAAACACTTACACCTGATTATGTAAATAGTGCTAGTGGTTTAGAGTTACACCAATATAAATGGCTAGAGAGTGAAGATTTAATAGGTGAACTACCGTTAGAGTGGAACTGGTTAGCTGGTGAGTATGAACAAAAAGATGATATTAAGAACATACATTTTACAGAGGGTGGTCCATGGTTTTCAGAATATGAGCATTGTGATTACTCAACTAATTGGTACAAATACTATTCAGAGTGTTTTCAGATAAGATTAAAATGATAGACGGATTTGAAACAAGAGAGAATACAGATATACCTATAAGAGCATTAGTAAAAAGTGCTAATGGTACTTTATACAAAAGACCTGGTGCAAGTGTTGACCAATACGAAATGACTAAATGGGATTATGATTTTAATTTTACAAATCCTATAGCTGTGTTTGGTATGTTGCGTGGCACAGGCCAACTGATAGAACAATGTAGTAGAGATGAACAAGACTTCTATTACTTTGACCATGCTTACTTATTTGGTAATAAACATAATCCGTCAAAAGAGATTGGTGAAAAAATATATAGATTAACTAAAAACTATTTTCACATAAGAGAAATAAAAAAATTAAAAGCAGATGATTATAGAAGAATACAAAAATATAGAGAACATATAAAATTAAAACCATGGAAATATGAGGGTGAATATATTTTATTCATACCACCTAATCCTCATGTAAAAAATTATTATTGGTTTAATAATAATTGGGAAGAACAAACATTAAAAACAATTAAAAAAAATACTAGAAAACCAATTAAGATTAGAACAAAAGAAGATACAACACCACTAGAAAAAGATTTAGAGAATGCTTATTGTACAGTATCTTATCAATCTACCGTGGTAATTAAATCTATAATGAGTGGTGTTCCTAGTTTTTGTGATAATTCATCAATGGGTTTACCAGTATCATTGACAGATATGACACAAATAAAAGACCCTTTATATACACCAGAAAGAGATTATTGGATAGATACATTATTAGCTAATCAATTTACAATGTCCGAGATAGAAGACGGCACAGCATGGAAATATGTAAATGCAACATAAACAACCATTAGATTTTGGAGATAAATGCGCCTTATTTTTCACAATGAGGTTAAGGTGGTTTGCAGATACATTTTTTGCAAAAAGATACGGTCATAGAGCTGTTGTATTAGAAACAGTAGCAGGTGTACCTGGCATGGTGGCGGGTATGTGGAATCATTTAAGAAGTTTAAGAAGAATGAGACCAGACGATAGAGGTTGGATTAGACAATTACTTGAAGAAGCTGAGAATGAGCGTATGCACCTTATGATATTCATACAAATTGCAAAACCAAACAGATTTGAAAGATGGATGATTATTATAGCACAGGCTTTATTCTGGCATTTTTATATGTTTTTATACATATTCTTTCCTAAAGTTGCTCATAGAATGGTAGGATATTTTGAGGAAGAGGCAGTAAAATCTTATACACAATATTTAAACTTAATAGAATCTGGTCAAGTTAAAGATATTCCAGCACCTACATTAGCAATAAATTATTACGGTTTGAAAAAAAATGCAACATTGAAAGATGTTATTATATCAGTAAGACAAGATGAAAGAGGCCATGCTAGAGTAAATCATAATATGGCAGATATATTAAAAAGAGCTAAGAATGTTAAAAATTCATAAATTAAAATGGCAACAATGTTTATCACACCAAATTTGGCCTTATATAGAAAAAGGTTGGAAAGATGATGATAGAAATATACACTTCTTTTGGGGTTTAGGTGGCGCAAATGTTGAAGAAATTAGAGAATGTGAAAGATTAAAAGAAGAATGGTGGTACATAGATGTTGGATATTTTACTAAACAAATTACTAGATATCCTAACCCTATAATACATGATAAAGATAGAACATATTTTAGAATTGTAAGAGGTGGAATACATACAGGTGGTGGTGTTGCAGCTCCTGATGGTAGAAGATTACGAGAGCTAAAGCACAAAGAAATAGATGTAGAATTTAAAGGTTGGTATACAGGTGAAACAAAACATATTTTAGTTTGCCCCTCATCACCAACTGTAACATATCATATCAATGGCATATCACAAGAAGATTGGATAAATCAAATTGTTGAGCAACTAAAAGAAAAAACTAATAGAGAAATAATTGTAAGAAATAAACCTAGACCTGGAAATAAATGGTGGGATACAGATATAAAAGAACAATTAATAGATTGTCATGCCATAGTTACTAATATGTCATTATCAGCTATTGATGGTTTATTAAATAAAGTGCCGTCATTTACTCATCAAAGAAATGTGGCCTCACAAGTTACTAGTAGAGATATTACAAAGATAGAAAAACCATTTAAACCTGGTTACAAAACTGTTAGAGATTGGATGCAGTTTGTCGCCGAACATCAATTTACTTTAGACGAAATAGGAAGTGGAGTTGCCTATGAAACTCTTAAAAAACAATATGAAAATAAGGTACTATAAAGACATAAACGGTGCAAGATGGATAGGTTTTGGTTTAGCCATGGCCTCTGTTTTTATTCTATCATCAGCAAATATATCTACTCAATGGGTGGGTTGGACCTTTAGTGTTATTGCCTGTATAATGTGGGTATATTTTGGATATAAAGATAGAGATTGGCCAAGAACACTTATGGAACTTATGTATTTAATTTTTAGTATGAGGGCAGTTTACAACTGGTTATTAATATGAATTTTGCTTGTGTATGTTACGGTAAAAAATATTCAGTAGAGTATGTGCAAAAACTCTATAATATGGTACAAAGAAATACCACATTAGAACATAATTTTTTTATATTTACTGATAATATAGAAATGGAAATAGATGGTCATGTTAATATAAGAACTTTTCCAGAAACATTAAATGGTTGGTGGAACAAAATGCAATTATTTAGACCTGATACATTAGATGGTGATACTCTTTATATGGATTTAGATGTTGTAATTACAGGTAATATAGATTGTTTTTTTAATTACGAACCAGAAGCTGATTTTATTGGCATGAATGACTTTAATCCTGACACCAAGATATTCAACTCTAGCGTGTTTAAGTTTAAACCAGAAGCCATGAAATCAAAACTATGGCAGCCATTTACAGATGATAGAGCAAAGTGGTTAAGGTATTCTGGTGACCAAAATGTCATATCAGATTTAATCATAGGTCATCCAGGAACGAAGTCATTTCCTGATTCTTGGACACAATCATATAAATGGTACGATAGAAAAGGTCGAAGATACCATAAAGGTAAGTGGACATTTGAACATAATGGCGAATCGTTGGTAACCGTGTTTCACGGAGAGCCTAATCCTCACCAATCCGACATGGATTGGGTCAAAAAAGCATGGTTTTAGAACAAAACCAGAACAAAATAATTTAAAAATCGTTGATTTCCTTAGCTTTTTTTTTAAAAAAAGTGCTTGACTTTGGTGCCAGGTAGTGTATAGTATATGTATATTATGATTAAAAAAACACTAAAAGAAAGAATAGAAGAAGCCAAGAAAAGAAATTGCTTGACTCTACTTCAAATTCTTGATATACTATTAACGAATCAAAAGAAAGGACTTATATAATATGTCAAAAGTAAAAAACTATTATTGGGATTTAGCTGAAAAAGAATCAGATAAAATCATAGACCAATATGTAAAAAATATTATCTCTAAAGATGACGCAATCAAACAATTATCTAATGTTGAAAATTTAGATTTAGTTGGCATTGACGAATACAATGTTGACGAAGTATTAGATATGGCCAAAGAAGAGGCTGCCTAACAATGAGTAAAGAAGGAACTTTACATTTAGTTTATTATAGAGAGTATGAAGACTCTGAAGAAAGGTATGACCCTTATTTCAATATCTATTATACTATCTTTAGAAACTTACCTTTATCTCAATTGAATAGATTGAACAACAAAGACTTTCAAAAGAAAGTAAAAGAATTTTGCGATAAGAACTTTAAAGAAACTGCTAGTAATTTTACTGGCGTTTCTGGTGTTGAAATGATACATGGTTCAGAGTATTATAAAACTTATGATGATGTTTATGGTAATGAAGATACGCCATATTCAGATAAAAGTTTTTATGAAGACTACGGTCAAAAGTGGAACACAAGACAATTTTTTAAATATGACTTTGATAAAGAAGTTACTAAATTTATGGGAGGTATAAAGTGATAATTAATCTAGGCGATACAATAGTTGATGAAAGAGGCCGTGAGGGTGTTGTTACTAATATAGGTATTGCAACAGAGCCTACTGATATAGCGGCTGAAAGTGAGAACTCATTAAGTGCTAAGACATATGATACTGATTTAAATTATACTGGTGCAGTTACCTTTGGTGATAACTGGTGTTATTTTATGCAGATTAAAGATGTTATAAAAAAGAATGAGTATGTTGAAGACAAAAGTTGGATGAATGAATAATAAACCAAACGAATGGGAACAAAATATTATAGACAATGCTGTAGAGTATTCTATTATGGAGTGGAGACCACTAGATAAGAGTACCAAAACAATTGTCAAAACTTATGATGAAGCAAAAAGTTTATATGATAAGATAAGTAAAAATCATAAAGCAACATTGGTATATGCAATCAATGAAGCTGGTAGATATGCAAATATGAATCATTTAGAAGATTTTAAAAAGAGGGATAACTAATGAGTAATCAAAGAAAAGGTAAATATCAAAGTAGACCAGATGTAATAGGTCAAGATATGAATATATTAAAATTTTTTAAGACTGCTCAAAAAGTATTAGAAAGAGAAAACAAACAAGATGAAGCATTTAACTTTGAACAAATGGCCGATTGGTTACAATCTGGAAAAAGGTTGCCATTGACAGAGGAAGATGTTATAAAAGCGTTAGGAATATAATATGAAATATAATGAAGATAAAATAGTTAAAGAAATACACGATTACATAAAAGGTACTTATGGTGAACATTATAGTACCACAAAAGATGGTTTTCAAGTGCAAGATATGTTAAGACACTTGAATATTGATAAAGATTTTTGCCAAGCAAATGCGATAAAATACCTTTGTAGGTATGGTAAGAAAGCTGGTAAGAATAGAAAAGACTTACTAAAAGCAATTCACTATATTGTTTTACTAATGAGTAGTGAAGATAAAGACAATGAAATATCTACCAATTCTGGTGATGTTGACGCATTTAATGGGAGTTAATTATGATTGATATGTTACAATACATTGATGAACTAAAAGAGATTAAGGACATGATAACGCTACAAAAACCTAGGTATCTTATCGTAGATAAAATCAATGAGTTTATAGGTTTTAAACAAAAAGAAGTTGATGAATTTGAGAAGTGGGCTGAGGCAGAGTCTCAAAAAGACGCTTACCTTGGTGGTTATAGTGAGGAACACATAAAACAGATGACAGATGAAAGACACAATCAATGGGGAGTTGCAGGAGAGCCTAAAAAAGGGGGTATACAATGATACACGATAGCTTCGATTCGTCAATCCTGGTGCATCCTGGCGTGTTTTTCGGAGAAAAAAGCAAGTAAAATGAGGGTTTTTACAGGGGCTTGCCATTCCGAGCGATTTATGGTATGGTGTATAGATATTATTATTAACTAGTGAAGGAGTTACATTATGGCACAATTTGAATATACTAAAGAAATGATATTTGCAGAGTTTAAAGAAGCTACTGCTAAAGATGAGAAGTCTAAAAAACCATCTTATAAACATAGAATTGCTATGTTAAAAGATTTTGTTGACCTTAAAAAGTCTAATCCACAATCACTTGATAATGTAGATATAAATTTTGAAAATTTACTACACGCATGGTCACAACCTAATCCTAAAGATTATTTTTATATGAAAGTGTTTGGTAAAACATTTGAACAGAAACAAAAAGAAGATGAGTTTGATGTTTCTGGTTATTCTGAATCAGATGAGAACTCAAAAACTTTAGAGGA